GCAAGCGCACGGCTCGCAGGCTAATGAAGGAACGGGCCAGGGATGCCGTGCGCAGGGCCAGATATCGGAAGAGGAATCGGTGCGAATATTGCGGACGGTGTGGAGCAACTGTGTGGCATCACTTGGATTATCGATGTCCATTGTTCGTGGACGAGGTTTGCCCTGAGTGCCACAGAAGGCTGCATCCTCGAAGAGTGAATGGAGACAGGATTGTATGAACAGGGAAGCATTAGATGCCGCGATGGAAAAGGCCCAGAGGATCGCGCAGAATTGGCCAGCTTGTATGCGAGATCAACGAGTTGGATACCCAAGTGAGCGTCACCACATTCGGGAGACAGAGACCCAGGATCTATGGAGGAAAAGTGAGATGAGTATCAAAGAAATGCACAACGAACTCAGAGACCTTGAGGAAGGTAAGACATCGCCGTGGAAGTTGCGAAGGATGCTGGATGCAGAGCAGAAAAAAGTCAGTGATTTGAAACACGAGCTCGAAGCCCTGGAGGAGAAGTACCTCAGGGCTTGTCAGAGGATCTTCGAGCTGGAAGGAAAGTGAGATGACAAAACGCTGCTGTAATACCTGTCTGTACGGCTCTAAAAACTATAGACATAAGCCGTGCGCCACATGTTCTATGTACGACAAATGGGAACCAAGAAAACCACTGACCGATAAAAAGGAGAATGAGATGAAGAAGATCTGTCAACAGTGTGGCCAAGAAGTGAAAGAGAGTGGTTATGAAGGACTCGAAGGGGTGAGGCTGAGTGTCGACAGGATGAGATCGATGGTCCTCCCGGTCAGAGTCCAATTGGAAGACCCGAGAAGGAAGAGGACCATACAGTGGGAAGGAACCGCTGAGCAGGCTGAAGAGATTGGCTGGGCTCTGATAGCAGCTGCCCATGGCAGTGAGGAAGGAGAGTGAGATGAGCGAGGGATCATGTTATGATTGTCTTTTCAATCCAGCGGATGATCTACTAAAGCTCGATAGGTCTGCATGCACCAACTGCATAAGGTACAGTAATTGGACTCCAAAGGGGCCAATAACGGATGCCGTGAGATGGACTCCACCAGGTACCAGTGGTCCCGTTGAATCCCCAACAACAACGATGCTGAATGCGGAGATACGACCAGGTGCTTTCAGTGGGGAACGTCTAGTTGATATGCTCGGAAGGCATTTTGTCGTTCCCTCTCACTATTGTGATGAGGAACGGGGATTGGTAGAGGTCCGTTTGTCTCGAGGTTCACCAACAAGTGCGGTGGGCGTTCCGACAATACAAACCACTGAGACCCTCATTATCGACAATGACGAACTAGATAAATTTATCCTCGAAGGAAGATTATCATCAAAGAGAGATGACACCGTTAAGTGCGACGTCTGTGGCAAAGAGATTCCATTGATTGAAGGCTACACCGAGTGTAGTACATCCAATATGCAGTTGTTGTGTAAGGACTGCTTTGTTGGAATGCAGAAGGGCAGCAAAGCCCCCTCGGAGAAAAGGCCCTCATTCAGACAGATCTACATGCGTATGGCACACGAGCTCTCCCAACGATCCACGTGCCGGCGTCTGCGAGTTGGCTGCGTGATCACATCCACCGACTTCCGCAAAGTCCTATCGGTTGGCTACAACGGCAACGTGTCCGGTCTAGCCAATGATTGCGACAGCGACGAGGTGGGTAACTGTGGGTGTTTGCACGCCGAAGAGAATGCAGTAATCAACTGCGATTCACCGCGTTCAGCCGAAAAGATTGTCTTCGTCACCCACCTGCCGTGTGTTATGTGCACGAAACGACTTATCAACCTCGGCAACGTGCGCACGGTTTACTTCGACAAAGAGTACCGCGATCAAAGAGCCATCGAGATCTTCAACTCGGTGGCGATTACGGTAACCCGATTCTCGGTTGACGGATAACAACAGGCCGACTACTATCCACAAAGGAGCTCTCGAAAATGGCAAAACCGGTAACAAAGAAGCCTACCAAGGCGAAGTCATCAACTGCAAAGGGTGGCCTCCCGGATGGGGTTACCTACACAGACGATGATACAGACGATCAGGAAGTAATGCTCATCGTTGGCAAGATTGGTGCAGGCAAAACCTTCACAGCGGTATCTGCTTCCCAATACCGCACCAAGCCAACGGGTAAAGAGCCTAAGATGACTGACCTGGAGGACATGTTCTGGGGTGAGGCAGATTCCAGGGCAGGCGCTGGATTCAAGCACAACAACCTGCGAGTGCGCCGCTACAACTTCGCGAAGGAGATGTCACGTACTGGTAAGAGCATCACCTACGTTATCCAGAAGTTCATGGAGAAAGTGTCTCAGCTATGGCATCCGGATTTGAAGGTGGTAATCGATACCATCACCGGCCTGGACGCTCTCATGTTCAACGACAACTTCAAGAAGTACCGCAATCACCCAAACCATCACGAGGTCTACAAGCAGAACTTGGGCGATCATTCCATCCTCTCACAGGACCTGAAGGCACTCGGTGCCCATCTCATCTACTGTTGTCACGGGCGTGCATTCGCTGGCGATTCCGACAAAGAGATGACCGTCAAGCTTGTTGGCGGCGGGGAAATGGTGCCCGACATAACCGGTCAAGCTCCTAAGTTCTACAAGCGCGATGCCTCCTTACAGATGGGTGTGCTGGCGCGGCGCCCGCCGAAGTCGAAGGCGATAGTGCGCACCCTCCTGTTCGGGGTCGAGGCGGACGCCAACAACATAGAGGGAAAGAACCGCTACGAGGGACTGTTGCCAGACAGTATGAGCCCACCGGACTTGAAAAAGGTGTTCGAGATCATCGAGAAAGGGAGATCACAATGAGTGGAAGTGAAAGATTGACAGGTTGGGTGGTGACAATCATCGGGGTGATTGTCTTTGGGATAGCATGCCGGTGTGCCTCATGCACCGAAGTCAATGAGAGGGTATACAAAGCAGAGTGGCACAAGAGCTACCGTTCGTGCATAGAAGCAGGCTACAACCCAGCTGAGTGCAGGACCCCATGAGTGGTCGGGTAGTCAATCTCGGGCGTGACGCCGATTACTTCGATGGCTTCTCGGCGGCCCTTTCAATGGTCGAGAAGCTCATGATGGAGCGTTTGCGAAAACTACAAAACAGCCGGGAGCGCCTCAAAGCACCGAAGACCCGCAAGCAAGGATTGAAATGGCAAAGGGAGCACGATGAGCTAGCGGCTAAGATCAACGAGTTAACTGTCCTCGCCAGCATGATCAAAAGAGAGCTGGAGGACATATCAAAAAACGGGGCCCGCCCCAAAGATCAGGAGATCGAAAGTGAGTCGACGAGTACCGAAACCAACTGATATCAGCTACAACAAAAAGGACATCCGAAAGGCGGCCACTCGGCAGACATTGCCGCACGGCCTGCACTACTTCGGACACGTGGAGGCCAAAAACCAGGTGATCGAGAAGGGGGACTACGAGGGCTCCATTGTTTGCGCAACTCGTTGCGTGGCCTTCAAAAATCCGGAAGACACCAACAGCAAGGTGCGTCCGGCGATGCGCGATTCGCTGTGGATGCCATTCAATAACCCGGACGTCCCCGGACACAAGGCCCCCGATTTCGCAGCTAGCCTGGCTCACCAGTACCTGCATGCATGCTTCGAGGATGAGATCCCAGACATGCCGACCAAGGACGAGGATGGAAATCTCGTGTTCCAGGGCGAGATCGTGGCGGAAGCCGGCGATGAAAACATGGGAGTCATCGAGCAAGAGAAGCGCGACGAGGCCATGGAGCTCGTGTACGACAAGTGCCGAGACATCTTAGGCGACGCCAGCATCCTGCTACCAGCCAACTTCTACGGCGAGGTGGGGCCCGATAAAAAGACCGGGCAGTACACCAACATCCTTGGCAAGTACTGCGAGGTCCCAGAGGACATGGACCTCTACGACTGGTCAGCTCATGGAGCAGAAGAGGCTGATGAAGTAGAGGAAGAAGAGGAAGTCGAAGAGGAGACGCCGGCCCCTTCGCGGTCCAGGACCAAGAAAAAGAAGACCAGCAAGAAGCGTCGCTAATCCTCCCGTAGCGACGTCAGGTGACCCTGACAGGTTTTCCTTTTCGGAGGGCTCCTTTTCCCTGTCAGGGTCACCACTTCCCGCAGAGGTGACAACAATGGACCCACGCCAACTAGGTTGCCTCTGTGACACCTGCCCTCTCAAAAATTCCATCCCAGTATTTCCGCAGGCGCCATTCCGCTGCAAGCTAGCAATCGTTGGGGAAGCACCTGGGCCAGATGAGGAAGTCTTCGGGGACTACTTCGTAGGTCCATCTGGGGATTTCCTCGACGACATGCTTAGGTATCTCGGGATGGACAGAAATCGGCATCACATCACCAACGCGTGCATGTGTCGGCCGCGATTCAAGATGAGTCCGGAGCAATGGCGCAAAGCGATCGCGTGCTGTGAGCCACGGCTGAAAGTCGAGCTGGCGGCAACGGGGGCCAAAGCGGTGTTAGCATTCGGGGGCAAGGCTCTGTATGCACTCACTGGCCCGGTAATGAGTGACAACACCAAAGCAGCACACAAGAAGTTGCCCTCCATATTCGCCTGGGCAGGAGCACCGCTTCCCGGTTGGAAGGGGCACTATGATGGCTTGACGGTGCTCGCCACTCTCCACCCAGCATTCTGTCTGCGGGAGAAGGGGTGGGCATACAAGCCGTCAACATACATTCACACCCAGCGCGCTTGGGCACTCGCGCGCAAGCTGCTCCCAGATTGGGAATGGCCACCAATTCATACGGAGGTCAACGATGCTACGCTTCGGGCACTGCGTTCCATACGCAAATGCGGTGGACTCGTCGGATCTGATGTGGAGACGCGGGGGACAAACCCTCTGCGAGATTTGTGCATGTGTATCGGCCTTGCAAATGCCGAGGTTGCGGTATGTGTACCCTGGGAATCCTATACTGCTGGAAGGCATGGGAGTGTCCAAGGGATTGATTCATGTGCTATTGGAACCCGTATTAGGGATGAGGTCGTTGGGATTCTTGAGGATAAGTCCATACCGCTCGCCTTCCAGAACGGTCCCCACGACCTCCTTACCTTCCAGCGTTTGGGCATCAAAACGCATGGCTATACGTGGGACACCCTCCCAGCACACACGATCGTAGCCTCGGGGCGCAGACATGATTTGGGTTGGATCATGTGTGAGGAGAGCCATGCGCCCCGCTGGAAGGAGGAGAAGCATACTGCATCCAATGAGAAAGGAGCCAAGAAGTTCAGCAAGAGGAACCCACGCCAACTACGAGAATACTGCGCCAAAGACAGTTATGCCCCTGTATGGCTACGAGAGCCACTGGGACAAAGACTGGACGAGGAACACAACGGCTGGCAGCTCTACGATAGTTATCTGACGAACATGCAAGTGGCCATGAAGATGCAGACATTCGGCTTCCCAGCCAACCGGGAGCGGATGATGGAGCATCGCCGCTTACTTGGGAAGCGGAAGAGTCGCGCAAAGCAGGAGCTGCGCCTGGTGGCCAGGAAGTATTGGCCAGCGTGGGGCCGCACGTTCAATCCAGCATCCCAAGCACATCTGCGCAAGCTAGTGTTCGACAAGTTGCGCGTGCGTCCGACCAAGTGGAGTCAGCTTACCGAGGAGCCTTCCCTGGACAAGAGTGTGTTAGCTGAACTCAAGACCCATGACAATCCCTTGGTCGTCGTCATGGCGCGTGGGCTCGATAGGTACCGCCAGTACGCTAAACTGCGTGACACCTACTGCGATCCGATAAAACTCATAGATTCGAGAACAAGCCGTGTCCATGTCACGTGGCGTGTCACCGGAGCACGCACATTCCGCTGGAGTGCCTCCCCGAACTTGATGAACATACCTTTGCCAGTCATCGACCGTAGACTGAATAGGAAGACTGGAGAAGTTGTCGAAGTGATCAGGGTGGCCGGCCTTCGAGATATGTATATCCCCCCTAGTAAAAAAGGATGGATTGTCAGGGGGGACTACGACCAACTCGAGATCAAAATCATCGCGCTCCTATCTGGCTGTCAGCTTCTGTTGGAATGGTTCGAGCAGAAAAAAGACGTGCATAGAATGGTCGCCATGATCATCTTTCCCTACCGAAAAGACCCTGGAGAAGTCACCGGGGGCGAGCGCAATGTCACCAAGCCAGTGGAATACGGCTGGTGTTATGGGGCCGATCCCAGGACTATGCAACAAACACTGGTCAACGACGGCTTTGCCGAAACCACACTTGCCCAGTGCATCCGTTTCGATGAAGCACTCACGGAAGCCCTACACGAGATCCCTACTTGGCACGATGGACTAATCAGGACGGCCTACCGCGAGCGATATATTGAGGCTCCTATCAGTGGTCATCGATTGCCGATCTACCAGCGTGTGAAGCCGACCGAGTGCTACAATCTCCCAGTGCAGCACTCCGCGGCAGACCTCATCAATCCAGTGGTGAAGCCCATCTCAGATGCCCTAAATTGGGAGACTGAGGGCATATTGGCGCAAGTACACGATGAGCTCGTACTCGGGGGAGAAGATCCAGTAAAGCTGGCCAAGCTGCTGGTGAAGTACATGGAGAAGGATGTCACGCTTGGGGGAAATACGGCGAAGTTCACTATTGGTCTGAAGATTGGAAAGAATTGGGCTGATTGTGTGAGTGTAGATAGGAGATTGCCACTCGAGAAGGGGGTGGCGAGGGCGATGAGGGAAGTGAGAAAGAGAGAAAGGAAAAAGAAAGAGAGGAACAAGTGACGGTGAGTGAGCACATCAGGAAGCATCTGATGGAGCATCTAGGTGTATGCAAATGTATATCGACCAATAATCCACTACTCCCGCTGAAGTACGATTGGTCTCCAGAGTTCGAGTATTACAGGCGCAATCGGATGATTATTGGTTATCTGAGGCACGGGCCGGTGGGAGCCTCAGATCGGCCTAAGTACGATCACGTCAGCTCAGCGATCGAGAGACTCAAGCTCTATCTCGTCGACGGTAACCAGGAGCATCTAGTAGACACTGCCAATCTGGTCATGCTCGAATTTATCAATCCATGTTGCCACTCAAGTCCGAGCTTCAGGGCTCAGGATGATAAGAACCACACACCAGTAAAGGAGTAAGCGATGCCGGGCAACCAAGAAATGAGAACGCCACCGTGGCTGTTCGAGATGTTGAATTACAGGTACGGCCCGTTCCAGTTAGACGCGGCGGCTGACAAGAAAAATGCCTTGTGCAAGCATTTTTGGACCGAGAAGGAAGATGGTCTGGAGCAGCCATGGATGGATGGTACATTCTGCAATCCTCCATTCGCTCAGATGGGCAGGTGGATGCGCAAGGGTCATCTGGAATGGGCTGATCACAAAAGGAGGTCTTGTGTCGTTGGATTAGCTGGGTGCTCCCAAGAGTGGTTCCACCAGTACGCAATCCACGGCATGATACTCGTGCCCAACAGTCGGATCAACTTCCTGATGCCGGACGGCACCCCGACTAACAGGGTTATGTGGAGCACGATGATCTACTTATTCGGGTACGGGAAGGCTGCATGGGGGAGATTCTCCGTGTGGCCTTTAAATGTAAGGGGGGAGATCAAGAAGTTCAATGAGTCGCAACGGCGATAGCATACCCGAGCACAATCCCACCAATGGCTGCACCAGCCAATCCCAATGACAGAATCACGTGATCCCAGAACGGATCGGGCTCCTCGACATCGCTCACGCAGCTGCTTTCCAAGTCATCAATGGTGGCACGGCAGAACGCGAGGGAGTCCTCTAGCTGACCGGCCAGGGCATTCATTTTCCGCTGGCAACGGTCTGGGTAGGACTCCCAGTGCTGGAGATGATATTCCAGGACGAAGTCGGTTGGGTATGGATAGCAGGTGGCTGGGAGGTTGCCCTCCAGGGTATCTCCAGGCTGCATGGTGAATGGATCAGGGAGGTCAGGTGGCCACGCAGGCACATTTGGGGCTTTGTCAGGCCGCTCCAGAATCTCCAGGCTCTTGTCCATCTCCAGGAGTAGTGCGTCGGCCTCCAGCATTCCAGCGGCTAACAACAGAACCAGGGGGGTTACTACGGACATCATTCCGGATCTCCTCGTTTTCTCGCAGCGCCGCTATCTGAGCTTCAGCGGCTTGGCGCTCTGAGTCCTTACGGATTGCCTCGAGTCGTGCGTTCAGGTGGGCTTTCTTGGCCTCGAAAGCATCCCGCTCGGCGCGCTGTCGGTCGCTCTGCACTTTCTTCGTGTGCAGAACGGCACCAACTCCGAACAACACGCCCAGAATGCCGGCGATCCAACCAACTACTTCACTCACGCTTGGCCTCTGCGATTTTGTCCATCCCCAGAGCCCCGAACAGAGGTACGAGTACTCCGGGCACGGTGAACTTCATCAGTCCAGCCCATTGATCGAAAGTGGCGATCGGCGTGCTTGCCTCGCCAGGAGCTTCCAGCAACATGCAGGCAAACCCACCAATGGCCATCACTGCGAACACGGTAATCCCGATGATGACCTTGCGGCTTTTCCATCCATCACTTGGTAGCGGATTCATATCGTAACTCCAATCTGCAAAAGGTTTCGGGCTCCATGCTCATATTGTAGCCGGCGAACACGCTCCCGGAAACCCCTGATGTTGAACATTGGACCGGGACACTGCTTGCCGGGTGTGGAAGTTGCGCCAGGACCGAGCTCATCATGAGCCACGATCTTGAGGTGAGGCCATGTAATGAGTAAAGCAGTTGCCAGGTCCTCAGCGGCCCAGAGTTGGCGATCGGGGGGCACTCGCGTCCGGAAGTCCCCCAGGAGCGCGACACCGATCCCAGACACGTTGAAGTGCTTCGCATGTGGGGAGATGTGGGTCACTGGCCACCCCTGCTGAACTTCACCGTCGGACGTGACGATGAAGGTATATGGTAGAGATAGCCCAATCTCACTCCGGTAGAAGTTCCTCACCCCGACGATGTTGTCTGGGTATCCACGCCTTAGCCACTGATCGCGCCCGTTCCAACCCATCCGGTGCAGCACGATGTATTCGAGATCACTCAGGTCTCGGCTCTTCTCTTTCGCCCCGCCTGGGGTGGGGACTTCGATCAAATTTTCTACGTGCAGGGACATAATGAATACCTCCATCTTTCAGCAATGCATCGAGCTTGCCATTGATCTCAATCACCATCTCGCGCAGCTCTGTCACTTCGCTCTTGGCTGCAGCCTTCCAGGGAAGCACCCAGCCGAGCATGCCAAACAGAGTGATGACTGCAATGATGGCCCCAATGGAGCCTGCAGTGACTACGTACCAGGGCTTTTTCGATTTGGCAGTCATGGACTGCACTGCCTTTCCTCCCCCCAGGGCAGTTTAGGGAACGGTCACTTCAAACTGTCCAGGCGGATCGTAGGTCACGGTGAAAACCGTTTTGCCTGTTTCTGTGTTGCATGTCGCGCTGACCACGGTCCGGTCGATGCAGGGATCCATCATGGTCGTGCAGGTTCCTGGTGTCTTTCCATATTCGGTGTCGAAGTCGCTGCAGGTCACGTTCTCGACTTTGGACCAGAAATCAATGACCTGCTGATTGCTGTTGTTCACGGTCTTGGTAAACGTCTTCGGGACATTGGCTGCGATACTGCCGAGCAGTAGACCAGAAATCAATGCGATGATTTTACCCGTCATGTCAAACCCTCCTTTATGGTGTCCAGTAGCAGACAGCTACTGTTGCTGCTCCAGCTGACACGGATGTGAAGTCGGCGTTGCTCGTGATCGTCACTGTGACACTCTTGGCATCGTCGTGCCAGGCTGTGCCAGATGGTTCTCTGAGATCACACCCGCTCGGATTCGTGGTGAAAACACTAGGTGTTCCCGTACTGTATCGATCTACATCCGTGCCATCTCCTATCTGTACAAATGCAGACACATCACCGGTGAACCCAGTCAAGCTGTGCAGGATCGCGCGCTGTACAACCGCACCATCAGGGATGCCTTCATCTAGTACGAATGTACCTGATGCACCACCGCCGTCCACGAAGTCCGCGTAGGATATGGTTTGGTTGATGCAACCGAAACCCCCACCCCCGCCACCAAGAGCGAGCCGGTTACCACTAACCAACAGGTTAGCCGGCCCGTCCGCTTCGTCATAGATGGCGAGCTCTCCGTCAGTTGTATTGGCATCCAATTGGATAGCTTGGGATCTATCCCCAACGAAGAGATCTTGATCCCCATCATTCAAGAACCAAATCTCACCGGTCGTTGCTCTTATCGATAACCCAGTGTATGCGGGCTCGTACTCCATGATGTAGTCAAGGCCGCTACCAAGATATACTTCCTCGTTATCCTTAATCCACAAGTGCCCTTCTATGACAACCCGCCCATCAAAACGGGTTTCCGCGTCCACTTCCATTTTGACGCCTGTGATGTGCACATCATTCGCACCCACGCTGAATCCGGAGGCCGCAGGCGGCCCAAACGTCATCTTGGCGTCTGGGTTCGTAACTGACGATGCCCGTAGGACTATCACATTGGCCCCGGCGTCCTTGTAGAACTCCAGCGGATCGCATGGCGATCCATCGCAGTCTTTCTGAGTGATCCTACCTCCATCCGGTGATCCATCCGTGTCCCACTCTATGCATAGGTCATCATCGTCGCCCCAGCACACTGGGGCATCATCGGCATGATTAGACTGCCCAACAACGCTCTTGTCAGGGAAGCGTTCCGGATAACGGGCTTGGGTAGTGCTGATGATGGTTGCCAGTATGCAGAAACACACCAAGAACAGAGCCAGACCTTTCCAAAAAGACATCTCAGTCCTCCGCCAGTATGTATTTCACGGTGAGCTTGTCGGTCGCCCCGGGACTTCCCCCATGAGAGCCGACACACGACAGCGACTTCGCACCTTTGATCTCCATACGCGCGTCCCATTTCGTATCAGCGCTCAGCGAGCCCTCCGAGCGGAAGATGCCAGATGACTTGGCGGTGCATTCTCCCTCCGCGGATGTCGAGGCACAGACGGTAAGAGTGTAATCGCTGTCATCGTCGCTCGGGCCCCCGGTGCATATCAGCGAGATAATACCGGCGTTCGCCGTGTAGTCAAACGAGATCCAGAATGTCACAGCCCCGTAGACATAGCGCCGCGTGTCGATCTCGAACGTGCGCGTGGCAGCGGCACCGTTGAGTGCCACAGCATCCAGTCCTACACCCTCGTGGTAGCCGAGGGACTCATTCGGTCCTGCAGAAGCGTTGTAGACAACGGCGCAGAGCGCCAGGAGGATCATACCGAACAGAAAGTTTTTCATCTCGGGTTCTCCAATCTCTGGGTCGCAGTCTGGTATGACAGCGACGTATTTCGTTCCTTAGCCAGCGCCGAGGGCCTGCTCATTGCTGGCTCACTTTGGGTCTCCGGGGTCTGGTAGATTCTCTGGTTCACGGCCATGTTCATCGGCTTGAGCATAGCATGGCCCACTGAGCCCAGGAAGGGTGACAGGCGCAAGCTCTCTCGCCAGGTGAGTGGCCGGCCGAGATCGGCAACGGCCTCGCTGAGCATTTGGCCGGCGATCATCATCAGCTGTGGGTGTACTTGCCGGAGTGCTTCTATCTCCTCGGGTGTTGCAACTCCAGACGCGATACGCCGGATGGCTGTTACGGGATCTCCAATGGCGCCCAAGACGCGATCCATGCGCGCCAGCACACTGTCTGAGTAGACATCTTCGCCGAACTGAGAATGTAGATGGCTCACAGTATCCGTTGGGGGCAAGACTGATTGTGCAAAGCGCACGGCGCGGCCGATAGTCGCGGCCGAGTGTGTGGCGATCTGTGGTGCATCATCAGCGAAGGAGGCCACGGAAGCCGTTACTGCATCGAGTAGAGCATTTGGATCAGTGGCCAGTCGCGTGATGCTCGCGCGGTACTTGTTTAGGGCCTTCTGCCGATCTTTCTCCCCGGTCATGCGACTGACGACATAGCCGTACGTCAGAGCTCTACGGCTTCCTTTGATGGCTTCCTGTATGGCATCCCTGAACTTCTGGTGGAATCCGTCGACGCGCGTTTGCATAGCACCCAGCGTGCTCATTTTTTGCAGTTTGCCGTAGGCACGCGCCAGTGGAGGCTTCCAAGCGCCGGCGAATTTCTGAGCGCCTTCGACTGCGAGAAATACAGGCAGTCCAAAGATGCCCATCTGAGCCATGGCTTTTGGATCCAGCCCGCCCTTGTAAGCCATTCGCCAAACGGCAGCATTTGCAGCATGCCTGCCTGCACGCTTGGCAGCCTTTCTCAGTACTCCCTCACCCTCTAGGATCTTGCGAATGCCCATCTGGTCAGCCAGATCTCGGCTTGCCCGGTAGATGCGTTTGTTCAAACGGTATCCCTGGAGCAACTTCTCACCGCCAGCATTCCGGACGAGTTGTTCCTGCTTGTCGGCGAGGAAGCGGCGCAGTTGTCTCTCTACGAAGCTCTTACCTTTCAACTGCTGTTTGAACTCCTGTAGATGGGTGAAGTCGTAGTACCCAGCGCGCTTTCCTACAGCCCCTTCCCCTTTACGAACGCGGATGACCATTGCTTCCAGGTTATCCCAGAGCGTGGCTACATCCTGTCCAGCAATAGCTTCCGGGGCTTCCTTGCGCAGGACAGTCTCAAATTCGGCCGCGAGCTCCCCTCTCGAGAAATAGGGCTTGAACTTGCTGATTCGCGGCGTGGGAGTGAATTCGGGCTCCACCCTGTACTTCATCTGGGCGGTCACTGGCCTTCTTCCGACTCCAGTCTCCGCTTCGGTAAATGCCTTCCTGGCCGCTGCTTCTCCGGGCTCGTAGACTTCCTGGAATCTGGTATAGCCAGGAGTCGTCAACTCGCGTTCACTGCGACGGAACTCCTTGGCGGCCCGACGCATGTAGGACTTCAGGCCTTCAATTTCCTGGCCAGCTCCCTGCCAAGCCTTCGCCAAGCGCTCGGCGGCCTCGTCCACGTTCTTGACCCCCTGGGTCAGAACAGGCTGCATGGCATCCTTCCCGACGTTGACGGCCGGCGCTTCCATCAGAAGCCAGCGGATGTCTTCCATGAATTGGTCACCCTTGCGCGCAATCAGCTTGCCTGCTTTCGCTTCGGAGACTCCCATCTCTTTGAGGACACGTAGCACTGCGGCATACTGCTCACTTTCCACAGCAGCGCGCTTGGAGATGCGATCGGCGATCTTCCCCTTCACTGCCCCACCGAGCCCCCCGATGGCACCGACCGCCCCTCCGAGCAATCCGCCAAACGCCGTTCCCTCCAGGGCCCCGGCAACTACGAGCTCTCCAACCCTCTCTGGGTCCCCAAGGGCGGCTTCGCTGAGTCCGGCACCGGCCCCGAAAATACTGCCCTCCACGCCTCCCCTGGCGGCTTCTCCGGCGATTTTGGCGGCTGTACGGCCCCATACCCCAGGCTTGGTGAAAGCGCGCAGCACAGTGCCTTCAGCGCTTGCTGCAGCTCTGGATCCGATACTGGACGCCAATCCCGCAGGAGTAGGCACCTTTTTGGTGAGCAATGTACCGCCGATCATCCCACCGATTTCGGACAAAAGCGCGGTTCCTGGGTTTGCCTGCCTCAGGTTGGTGAGGACCTGTCGAACGCCCTCGCCCTGGCCTGCTAGAAAGGCATCTGAGGCACCAAGGGAAGCTCCCTTCGCTACACCGGTGAGGCCTGTGAGCAGCTGGCCCCTGAGGCCACCGTACTGCTCCTGGACTAGATCGTCGTGCGTGAATGGGGTGTAGCCACTCTCGTACGCCGAACGCAGTTGGTCCTCAGTCAGTTCCAGCCTGACTATCTTTCCGGTGGGATCCTTGAACAGGCCAGTTGCCATGCCCATTTACTCCGCAGGCTGTACACGTTCCAGCCATGCCTCGAATTTACGCCGGTCGAGCTTCAGTTGACCACCTCCCACGGGCATCACTCCGGCAGCTTCCAGGCCGGCGTCTTTCCCCTCAGCGATGCTGTCGAGAATTCCCAATGTCGCCTCGAAGCGGGCGTTGCCGACACCGCGCGGCTCACTGATTTGACCAAACATCTTGTCTACTGCCCAAGCAGCATCAGCATCGGACATGCGATCCTTCAGGATGCTGCGATAGATTGGTCGCCCAGTGGCCTCGATGGCAGCTTTGTACTTTTTGGCATCCGTGGTTATGAACGGAACCAATGAGGACAAAGTGGCTGGGATTTGGCTGGGCAGCAAGTTGTACTGCTCCTGCAAATCGCGGATGGTCTCGGTGGCCTTCTGTACCTGAGTAACTTCTTGGGCCTGAGCAACTGATGCAAGCTTCGCCTGCCCGCGCTGTGCTTCTCGCTGGATGCCGATTGTTGCCCATCCACGGCGCGCAACATCGGCGGCACTCTCCGCCTGTATACGAGACCCTAGTGCGTCGGCTTCCAACTTCAGCTTGTGCTGCTTGAGCGCAAACTCGTTCTCGTTCTGTTTCATGACGAGGGCGGTACGTAGTCCTTGGGCTTGCAGCATCTTCTCCTGAGTTGCCGATGTGCCCTCTATTTGCTGCAGCTTCATATCCAAGGCAGCCATGATCTCGCGCCTCTGTAGGAGCTTGCCCTCGATCTCGTCTTCCCCCATTTGTCGCACCCGGTCCATGTACTCCATCTGGCGCGACCAGCGCTCCCCGAGGGCCCGGCGTTTGGCAGCGCGCTCTTCCTGCTCGCGGCCCACGTCGCTCTCGGCGATGTTCAGGACCATGTCCAGGGCCTGATTGGGCCCTCCAGTGAACATGGAGCCGAGCCCCCCGAAGATGATGCCGAGAGCTGCCATGACCTTCGGTCCAGTCTCGCCGAAGCGCCCCAGGGGATCGATCTCACCTGGCTGCATCTCGTCGTACTCTTGCTGCAACTGAGCGAGCTTCTCCTGCTGAGCCGCCATCTTGGCCTGGGCACCCTCGATGATGTCACCGACAGCGGCTTCCTGACCTATTTGTTGGGCAGCGGCTTGCACGGCGGCGTTGGAAGCTTCTTGGACCATTGCCTGCCGCCACAGTCGTTCCTCTTCCCGAGCAGCAACGTCTTCCTCGGCCGCGCGTTGGAATTCCTGATAGGACTCGGCGGCCTGCTCGTACTCCCCCGGCAACTGCCCCATTCGCTGCCCGAGCCTCGAGATACGGCCAGCGGCACCTCTACCGGCCATTGGGCGCTGGGGGAGCCCCGCTGGGGTGGGCCCTTCGGTGGGGGTAGTCTCCTCCCCGGAGCTTGGGAGCCTGGTCACTTCTGCCGGAACGCCTTGCCCGGCCTCCTCGCCCATCCTCTGCAGTTCCTGAGCGATGATGGATGTGGACAGTTTCCCACTGATGATGCCGGGCAGAATCACGTTCTCGCGTTCTGCTCGGGCTAGCATCTCCGCCGGCGAGCCGCCTTCCCTAGCAGCGAGGGCTTGCATGTATCCCTCTGGAGTAAGCTCCTCCAAGGATGTCGGTGCAATTGGCACTATGGCCCCAGGTGGCGTAGGCTGAGAACCCATCAAACCTGGAAGGCCGGTGAGGGTTTCAGGCTGCAGCTCGACTAACCGGGAGAGTACTTGTGGGTCTCCTATTTCGAGCTGAAACCCTGCCGGCTCTCCCGTAAGGATCTGGGGCTCAAGCTGGATCGTCCTGCCAGGGAAGCCGGTGAGCACTTGGGGCTCCAATTGGACTGTCCTACGCTTTTTAGCCATGGCTAGATTTCCTGAACGTGGTGATCGCTGCCAATTCCTGTGGTGTCAAATCATGCATCGCCCACGACAGCTCGCTATCCACCTTCGCTGCCTTCAGGATCTCTTCCTGTAAGATGCTGGCTTTGATGTCACCCTTGGGCTTCAGCTTCCCAAGCGCACTGCGCAAATGAGGCATGTACATATCCAACAAAGCTTTCCTGGCGGCCTCTTTACCCATCTCACGCTCCAGGGATCGGCACGTTGATCGACTGCATGCTGCTTGGGAGGCTAGTCATAGAGGGCACCCCTCCGCCTCCGCCTCCACCGCCCCCAGCTGCCAATGCACCGATGCCGGTGGCCATCGTGCCCAGCCCCTGGAACATGTTCCCGATGTTCGCAGCTTGAGTCTGCCCGGGGATGTTGGCCCCTCGTTGTGATCCCATCGCCGTCGCGTAGTTTTGGGCAGCTACCCCTTCGAGGCCAAGCGATCCCTGCAGGCGTTGAGCGAGAAGTGCTAAGAACTGCTGGCGCGCGGCTTCCTGCTCCTGAGCTCGGAGAATGCCCATCTGACGGGCCATCTCTGTTCCGGCCGTGGATGCCTGTTGCATGCCTTGGCGCTGGGCAAATGCCTGGTTCGATCCGCTCGAGCCGGCAATGTTGCTGGCAATCTGCCCGCGGATGTCCTCGAGACCGCCTTGGAGCATCATCTGAGCCGGCGAGGGAGCCATCCCCTGCATCTGACCCATGAGCGTCTGGGTCAGGTAATCCTGTCCACCGGTGATGTTGGGATCCATGAACGACCCGACACCCATAGTGGTCCCTGGAGCAGTCATGTACTGCTTGGCCCCTAGCTTGCTCTGCTTGTACGAACCATAACCCTTCTCGCCGGCCTTTCTGCCAGCAATGGCCGATCCGATGCTTCCCGCGGCGCCTATGGCGGCCGGTACTGCGAGTGCTGCTACTGGCAAAGGCATGAAATCACCTCATAAAGTCTTTGCACCCTTGAGTGGGTACTTGCTCTTCAATTGTACCATGAGACTGATGCCATAGAGAATGGCATCTGGCGCCCCCTCGAATCCGTAGGAGATCTTCACTCGGAAGGCACTTGCCTTCTGTCTGGCCGGCTTCATCCGCAGGACATAGGGCTCGTCGGATGCTGTCCACAACTTCGAGAAGCTCTCACTGGTCCCGTCCTCATACTGCAACTCGACAGTAATCGTCTCATACCCACCGGTCCCCACGTACTCTCCCAGTACATAGAGCCACTTCAGGCGCATGAACCCGTTGAGCCGTCCAGGGCGTATCCATCCGGTGAGGACCTCCAGGTCACCCTCCCTGCCACCACCGTCCTGGACCACTGTTGAATATTGGATGTTGAAGCTTTCCTCTACCCTACTGACCACCAGGTACCTATTCCAGGTACATAGGTCAGTCTGATGAAGAGTCCAAGAGCCTGGCGTTATGTAGTTGACCCAATTACCAGTCTCTCTGTGCCAGATGAATGTGCCGGCCGTAGTTGCCAAGCATAGGTATGGCTTCGTCGGGTGCTCGATGAATCTCCCAAACGAGGCCCCTTCGATGGATCTCTGAATCCGGCTGCCGATACGTTTGATGGCAAACCCTCGGTCTATGTTCCATGGGACACTGTCAGACCCTACGAAGGCTATCCCTCCTGACCAGGTATGTGCGTGTGTCTCAGCCAGCGCTCCAACTGCGCTGCTCATCTCCACTGGGCCGACGAAGTCCCCGATCCCGATGTTTGAGGGACCATCACCATAGAGACGGAAGATCCCCGACTCCGCGAACACACACAATTGGCCCCCCATCGATGCCAGGGTCTGAGGCTTACCAGAGGCGCTGGGGAGGATCTTCCATGCCGCGTCGTTGAACTGCACTCCACGGTCTTCCACGTGTGTTTTTGAGTAGCGAATCTTCCCTTCATGGTCACAGATCACCAAGCGGTTCTCGTGCTCCGTTACTGCATGACAAGCTGGTGGAGCAATGTGATCGATTTCGTTGTTGCTCGTGTACAACACGCGTTGTTTTACCAGATCAGTATCACTCAGCCCCAATGTCGAGCTCCCACCAACAAACACCATAGAAACCCCAGGTGCATTCGCGGCTCGCTGCTCAAGGTAGAAGGTATCTCCACCGGCAACGGTACGGTAGAAGTTCACGTACACGTTATCTTTATGCGTGAGCTCTAATGGGACGATTGCCACATCAACTTTCTGTCCAGCAGTTACCCCGGTAGCTTCGGCAATGTCCGAGGGTGCAGATTCGTAGCGACGACCCAAACTGTCATACCATTCATAGGTAGCCCTGAATTTGTAGTCTCCGTTGGATAGTTGATGTCCACTCCCGCTGCCAGCCACTGTGGTACCGATTCCAGGGAAGTAATGGAAGCCATGCTCGACAACTTGTACACCGTCAAAGTCCCACAACTGCCCACCAGCAATCACCGTCGTGTTGTGTACTTGGATGATGTTGCCAAGCTTCTCTATGTCAATCTCCCCAACACTTAATCCCCAGACATCGTAGTTGCCTGCATGTGATCTAGAGATGTAACGTCTACCAGAGTACACCAATGCACTATAGTCCGTTCCGGCTCCCGGACTGACATCCTTGCGCGGGACGAAGAACCTGAAACTCCCCGGCGAATCTTCAGATGCTGGTATTACCGCCACCGGGCGGGTGAGCCATTCATCATGACCTCGTCCGATATAAAACCGCCCAACGATGTCGAGCTCTCCAGCACCAGCTCTGTGCCGAGCCACAAAGTAACACTCGTTGGCAACCTGCTCAGTCTTCCCCAGGAAGAAGATGTCATTATCGTTGTCATCAACATTATTGTACAAATGTACTGGCTGAGAGAGAATCGTCAGCGCACCACAAATTTCCTCCGGGGTGCTTATGCCACCGTTCTGATAGATGAGGCTGTTCCACAATGGGTTTGAGACCGCCAATGATGGAGTCCCACTGAGGCCCTCGATGTAGTTCCAGTACATGAGCATACTGGCAGTGGTCTTCTCTGTAAAAGTTATCGCTCCGAGCCCGGCGACTGCTCCATGATCCTTCACTAATGCGTCCACCAATGAGACTGAAACGGAGACTGAATTCAGTTCCAACACGAGCCTGCGGACCTGATATACTCCACCAATAAGCTCCCCCCAACCGCAGTAGATCTTCTCCGTAGAGCCTCCGATGTACACACTTCCGAGCCCAATGCTTTGCACAGTCCCAGACACAGTGATCGGGCTACCAGTGTACTCGTTGCCCAGCCGGTCAAACACTCGAATCTTCAGGTCGCTGGCTGTGTCTTTATAGGCCACAGCGAACTGATCGATTAATGCATCGTGCATCCGAATCGCTTGAATATGTTTAGGGGCCGTGGCAATGATGTCCCCGGCGACCAAGACTCCATCCGACCCGCTGCCGTATGGATTGCTCAGATTCAAGAGGCGCATGCGTAGGTCATTGGAAGTATCCAACGAGTAAAGAATGGCTACGTAGTTGGCAGCCTCCACAGGGATCACAGCTGCCCATGGCGCCACGGTCCCAGCGGTGGCAATGGCAGTTGGTCCCTGAACGACCCGATAGTCCTCTTTGTCCAGCACGTAGAAATAGGCACCCACCGTCACGACGTAGTAGTTACCCTGAACAGCTACGTCGACATATCTGTCGTCCGGGCTGTTCTCTTGAGTGGAGACACCGGAGATATCTTCCGTCGTCAGCCTCATCCCACAGAAGCGATCAGACACTGTCCTTATGCGTGGGTATGACCCTGATTGTTCGTAGATGTCGATCCTGTCCGGGAGGGCTCGGAGTAGCTTCTTGCCGTGGGAGAATGGCCGGACGAAACCACGGGCCTCCTGCACGGCATTGCCGAAGTTGGTGTTCAAGCCTGTCCGGCTGTGCAGCTTCCCGATCTCGTCTATGTCCGCCTCTTTCAGATCGGACAAACGCCCATCGATTGGCAGTATCTTCTCGGCGATCTCCTGGTCGATTCCCCCAGTGAATGGGATGTCAATGGTCTCGACTGGCATATCAGGGTCTCCTCCACTCAGCTGAGAAGTTGGCATGTACCACGGTGAGGTTCACTGCACCAGATAGACTGCGGGCGAATAGCTCCAGAGCATCTCCGGCGTTCGCCCGGATTGGCCCCCCGAGACAGCACGAGGCTCTATTCCCAGCCCCACCGACAGTAACAAGGCAGCTACCTGTGAGCTCCGCATCCTGAGCTTGGCCGTCGCTACGAAATACCCCGAGGTCTACCATCTTCGATGCACTCAGGGCTATAGAGGTGAAGACGTTGATGAAGTACACGCCAGGCTTCTTGATGACCAGCCGGCTGCCGGCCACGTCCGGAGTGACTCCATCACTGTCACTGGCCTCCTCGAAGGTGTCGACCTTGACCCAACTAGCGCTTAGAGCGATGGCCGTAGAGCTATCGTAGACCCAGATCCCTCCCCCGGGGGCGGACTGGTTGATCTCGGTAGTGAAGCGCTCCAAGTTCTCCTGCAGGACGCGGAGTTGCTCCTCTACGGAATCCCCAGAGGCCCGTTGGAATCTGGCAACGATAGTGGACACATCAGTAACCGATGTACCAACGCATGATCGTGGTGGTCGCCGTGTTGGCCGTGTGGGTGAGTGCCGTGGCTTTGGCCACGTCCGGCAACACGACCGTCTTACCCGGATACACCCGGACTATGTTGTCGTTGGCCCCATTCGCGGCTGAGCGGAAGGTGGTGTCTACGTAGTTGGCGTTCTCGATTGGATTGTGGATGATCACAGCGTCCAGCGCCGTCAATCCACTCAGATCATCACTGAGCCCCCCGGTGGTGGCTGCCAAATCCGATTCCACCATCCTCGTGCGCGCCCCCGCGGCGAGCTTGTAATCCAGCAACCAATCCGGCAGGTCCCACTTGAGTGGGTACGCCCCGGCGTCCTTCGAGTCCTCGACAGTTGGGTCAAACTCCAGCTGTACTCTGACAGCAACCTGTTTTCCTTCCATGCTCGGCATGACGTCTCCTTAGAAGCCCCAAGGCTCGATTTGCGAAAAATGGATGTCCTCCCCCAGTATCCTATAACGAAAAGTGCCTTGCACGCGATCTGAATCCAGCCCGGCATAGCTCCAACGGTTGGAGTAGTCCGCGACCGAGTTCCCTTCGTACGTACGCTGCTCGGCCAGGTCCCTGATGCGCTGAGCCTCTTGAGCCTTCTGTGCCATCACAAGTTGTGCAGCCTCGAATGACTCCTCGCGCTGTAGTAAATGGGCTGCGGTGTGCAAGACAATGAGGCGCTCCCACCCTATAGGCAGCGAGGGAATTTTGTCCGAGACTTTATCAGTGGTTGCATTCGTGAACAGTGATAGCTCCGGGACGTAGAACAGCTTCACAGTCCCGGAGTCTATCGGGTTGACCTTGTAGCCATCCAACTCGGAGAGCTCGAAATGATCCATTAGGTACCGTCGTTCGCTGCGATGTAAAAACACCTGGACGGCCTTCTGGAAGTCTGTAGGTAACGAGTAGGACTCGGTTCCCGACACAATGCTGATCTCCGAGCTCTCTTTGGTCACATAGTCTTCGTGGCTCTCCACAAGGATTTCGTAAAGCTCACTGAGCCCCTCGTTTTGGATGTCGAGCTGCCTGGTGGCGTCTGGGAACCCAGAGCCAGTCATGTCGGCAAGGTCCAACGAGCGGGCCCACATAGTAGCTGTGGTAACATCATTCGGCATGACTGGCTCCTCAGGTTATTTGCGCATGGACTTGCGGGATCTCATGATGGTCCGCAAGATCGCCGGGCTCCTGGGCTTCTTTGGCTTTTTCTTGGCCGGCTTGGCTCGCAGCTGCTTCACGTTCCTGACGATCTTAGGCATGTTTGCTCTCCTTATTTCTCGTTCTTGATTCTGGTGTTCTTGAAGACGGCGAGGAAGTTGACGACGTTGTCTGCATCAGCAGCCAAATCAGTCGCCGAGAAGACCTGACCGGTAGTTGTTGGGGCATCCCTGATGTATTTCAGCCAGGCCCCCAGAAGGATCACGTCGTCAGTTCCCAAGGTGCCATCTTTCGGTTGAATGGTCAGCGTCGTTGCCGAGGGGACGGCGGCCGGCAAGTCGGCAGCTGACAGGACCAAGGCCACTTCCTGGACCGTCTTGGCGGTCGCATCGCCAACCATGGCTGTGGACTCCCCACCGTAGTCGGCATCGGCATCATACAGCGCACCGTCCACGGTGTTGAATGCTTCTACGACCCAAACGACGGCATCGCCTACCGTAGCTCCTGTCTTGGCGGCCAGAAGATACAACACGACGTCAAACGCCACATCCACGTCGTGTGGCCACACGATCTGAGTGCTCACAGGGTCTGGATTGGCGTGTGCCCCCCAGCGTATCCCGCCGGACTCGTCGCCGGCTGACCATCCAGGGGTCGGTCCCGCCGAGAAGTCCGCCAGAGCCGTACCATCCTGCTCCTGGAAAGCCCCGAGAGGTAGGGGGATAACGCCAGCTGACGGAGTCACCGCAGCGGTAGCTGCCTGCAGAACTTGGATTTGGGCCGTCTTGTTGGCCACGCTGACATCACCCGCCTGCACGATGGTCGGGGTCTTGGCAGCTTCTCGCAGGCTGCAGAAGAAGCTGTCCAGTTGATAACCGAAGTCCTCGAAGGTGACTGTATAGAGCCCAGCACTCGTGCGTGCCACACTCCATCCAGTGCCCTTTTGAGACCCGCTGACGACTCCGGTGGCGCCATTGGGTCGAAAGCTTCCCTCGACAACGACTCGGTCGCGGCCGACCGATCCGAAGCCTCGGTGAACATTCCTCACGATGCCCATTGCCTCTTTCCCTTCAGAAGTGGAATGGGAGCAGAGTTCACCCGCTCCCTTTCCTGGTTATGCTCAGCTCGGGCTCGACAGGCCAATCCTGACGTTCCCGATCGGCGCATTATTCCCGACGTTGCCGTACATGTAGGCACGCATCTCGTAACCATCGGCCTGCGCACGGCGAAGAATCCACACACCATCTAGATCGACCCAATTCACCGCTGGCCCGATGGTGTTCAAGGTCCAGCCGTCCATCGACAGCATGTAAGCCGCTGTCGCTGGGCACTTGTTGGCGGCCACCACCTTGATCGGGCCCCCGTCTCCTTCGATGATCACGGCGCGGTAACCAACAGTGGCCTCGCCGGAACCATCTCGTCCCATGACCTGGGAATACTCCTTCTTGGCTCCCAGCTCCAGGATCAATTGGCGATACTGAGCGTGATGCATGAAACAATTTTCCGGGGACTCTTCCTCGCGGGCCGCCTTGGACTGCGCCTCGATGAGGTTCTGCTCCAAGGGACCACTGGTGCCATCATGGTACTGGCCGTAGAGACGCGAGTCGACACTGCGGGTAACACCGAAGTAGGAACCAGACGGCGTAGCTGTTGGCAACCAAGCGTTGAGTCCAGCCAGGCACCCGAGCGTGGTGTCCGTGTTCTCGCGGTCTCCATCGATGAGCACGTAGTCCTCATCCACGTAGCCGCAGTCGGTGTTGAGGTCAGTGGCCGCACTTGTGGTGCACACGCCGACGCTGCGATCGACCGCTGTGATGGTCACTGTATCGGACGCGTGTCGCAGGTTCGTGGTGACCGTCTGATCGGCCGTGGCTGCGATCTCCATGCCCACTTCAAAGCAGGTGATTTCCTCTGGCTCGGCGAGCCCGAACTTGCTGGTGGTCTGGCCGACGGTGTGAGTGCCGATCGTGCCAGCCGCTGACGTCTGGGCGACCGTTCCGTCCCCGCCCCGGAAGAGCTTGGTCTCGATCGAGTTGGACAATGACGTCAGAGTACCATCGGCTTTGCCCTTCAGGGCTCGTAGGAATGCCATGTCGTCCGAGGCAGTTGCCGCGATTGCTTCGCCGTCGATGTACGAGACGCAGTAATCCCGCACGCGCGTGAGGACAAAATCCTCCAGCTTGAGCTCACTGGCGTTCGCCATGGCTTTGGCGAGCGATCGAGAGCGTCCCTGTGGATTGCCGAACTTGATCGGGATCGGCATGTCGCGCCCACCGAAGCCCTCGAACTTGTTCATGGCCCCGTAGAGGGGCCGTTTCCTGTACTGGATCTCCTGGAAGTTCCGGCCGCGATAGATTTGCTTGAGGGCCGGATCGAAATTGGTGATGCTGGTCGAAACAGCAGCAGTCTTGGACATTGCTAGCCTCCGTTAGGAGGCCGGTAGTTTATCTCCTGATAGCCTTCAATGCCTGTTCCAGGACTTCGTTCTCAGTGAGTCTTCGTTCTGGTTCTGGCTTGTTCGGCTTCGACGTGATACCGGCCTCAGTCCCAAGTGTTTCTGGTGTCTTGTTAGCCGGTTCACTTCCGGATTCTCCATCTGACTGTTGCTCTGTCTCTGCCTTCGGTTGGTCACTGCCCAGCCCCAGCGCGGATTTCACTACATCCAGGTCCATGAGCTTCTTCAAGTCGCCGCGCTTTCTCTCTTGCAGTATAGCAATCACGGTTTCTGGCGGCAACACTTCCCCTTTTTCCTGCGACAGACGGATAGCCTCTTGGTAGACCTCGTCCTTGGCGTTTGGGAAGGAAGCCATGAGCTTGTACTCGTCTTTGGCGAGTGCTCCATCGATGAGCTGTAGATATTGCCATTCGTAACTCTGTTGGTTGGCGGTTTGACTGTGCTTGTCCAAAGCCTCGGCGACGATGGCGGCTACATCTTCCCTAGTCAAGTTCCCACTCTGAGCTGGCTTCTCCTGAGGCATCTGTGTCGTACCTGTCATCACGCGCTCTGCCAGGTTCTGGAAGGTGATTCCAGCTTCCTGCAGAATTCCCAGCGGGTCCTTCCTGAGCCCGGTCAAGAAGTCAGCCTTTTGCTGTTCGACGTTCCCGGCCTGGATTTGCTCGATGTGTTTCTGCAGAGCTGCCTCTCGACTTTTCAGATCCCTCTCGCGCCTCTCAGCGCGCGACATCCTGTCCTCGATAGCTGCCCATGCCTGAGACACAGACTTGGGCATCTCTGGAGTCGCATCCGGCTCTGGAGCTTCCGGGGCATCCTCCGATGCTGGAGTCGTGCTCGCCTTGCCCTCACCTTCATCAGCTCCAGCTTCTGGCTCTGGTTCCGGCGTGGTTACAGGCGTCTCTTCAGACACTGGTTCACTCGCGTGCTGCACGCTCTTCAAGGCTTCCATTAGAACTTCGTCACCCATTACTCACCTCATAGGTTCGGAGGACCGGCAGGGGCAGCACCGACTGGTTGTGCCCCCATGCCTGGTCCCGGCTGTTGCATTGCCATCTGTTGCATCTGAGCCTGTTGCATCGCGGCCTGCTCTGCCTGCACGATCTTGTCCTGTGTTTGCGCGATAAAGCTGCGCACCAGGTCTAAACGCTCCTCGGGCACATCGTCGATCTGGGCTTGTGCCAAATGCTTGCTTGCCCAATCCAAGGTCAACTGGAAATTCATGTGGGGCTCTGGGGATTCCGGCTGTCCCCGCTCGAGCATGTTCTCGATCTTCTTCTCGATGAGCTCCAGAGGAGCAGTTGCCAACCGAGCTAGATGATCAACATCGGGAGTCCCACGCAACAACCCAATCAAGTGCGGGCCAAGCGCTGGATACACATTCGCAAGCTTGAGCATTGCATCGATGCGTCCGGCCGGCTCTTCTGGCAGCAGGTTGGCAGGGAACACTTGGGTCGTGTACGAATCCCTGGGCATGTAGATGTCGTTGAAATCGATCTCCGAGGCTCCATCCGTGTCAGCCGAGAGCATCCGCACTTTATAGCCCGCTTTAGCAGCTCGGGCCCCAGCGTCTATCAAGCGCTCGCCGGCATCTACTTGCGCTTGGGCCCAGCGCTGCGCAGTGTGCTTGTGCCTCTGCGTGCCGATGTCATGGTAGATCTGGAGAGCTTCCCCGGAGTCGAGCCCTGCTGGCTTGACTCCTTGCGAAGCCAACTGCGAAACGCCCACGATCTCGAATGCACGAGCGTACAACCGATCCAGATGATGAAAATACTCAGCGGAGACGGACGCGGTCGTTTGGAAAATCGGTGGCCGATTGCCTTTGTACTCTCGCACGGCCATGTCACGATTGTTGATGTTGGCAACTCCACTGCCCTTCTGGAGCCACACCATCGAGGTTGCCAGTGTCATGAGCTTCTGGATCTTCTGAGCGATGTAGTTGATCTCGACCTGGATAGGCGACAGCTCCTCGACCAGCCCCATTCCCAGGTAGCCAAACAAGGGCCATTGAGCATCCCACTTCACCAGTGGGAATGGGTCGCGCCATTCACCATCCGCCAGCGTCGCTTGATCGACTGCGATGGTGAATCTCCCAGGAGTGGTCTTGGACTCTGGCAGCCGGTAGGCCATGATCACCGTTACGGGATCTGTGTTCCCTACGTGATCGATGAAGCTGCGCGCCAAACGCTCGGAGTTCTTGATCTCCTCGCGCTTCTTTGGATACTTGTCAGCCAACCAATCCCGGTCCACGTCCCTAGTGATGTACAACATCCTAGGCTTGCCATACTTACACTCGGCATCGTCGAATATGACATCCGTCGTGGGCACACGCTCCATGAACAGCTGACCACGGACGTGGTCGATGCGCTCGAATCCAGAGCCGAATATGCTTCCGTCTAGGAACATCTGCAAGGACGTCTGATAGTGTTGCAGCGCTAGGAAAGCTCCGAGGATGAACTGATCGGTCTTTCGCATTTTGGAGCGCGCTTCCAAATCTCCACGCTTGGTCGCGTGCAATGGACGCGATCGCTCTGCAGCGATGGTGGCAACCGCGGTGTCGATAGCTGACTTGGTCACGTTCAGCCGGATGCGCTCTCCGCCGTCCATAGCACTCGAGTATGAACGTCCAGTGGCAGCCGCCGCTGCCCTGTTACTGTACATACGCAAAAAATGCACAAAGGCGTCGTCGT